CAAGGTATCCAAAGCCGTGCCAACTCCGTGGAAATCTCCTTCCTTAATAAGGATAAGGACTACGAACGTGATGTTATCCCCGTGTATGGCGATACATACGATGAATCGGATACCCTTACCAACCCTGCACAAATAGAGCTCATGGGATGTACTAGTTTAGACCAGGCATTCAAACATGGTAAGCACTATCTACGATGCAATAAGTACGAGGTGCGTACTGTTACTATCGAAGCTTTCACCGATGCCATAGCGTGTACGATAGGGGATATTATCCTCATTCAACATGATGTACCTGAATGGGGCGAAGGTGGTCGAGTGGTATCGGTGACAGGTAGCACCATTACCCTTGATAAGGAAGTATCGACATTACCTGGCAAGCAGTACCAGCTACTCATTCGTAACAGTGCCACTGATGCAGTGACTACGCTCACAGTACTCAGTGTGATAGGACGTAACGTAACTGTTAAGGAAACGATTCAAGTCGAACCAGGTAGCGTGTACGCCTTTGGTGAGTTAACTAAAGCGGCCAAACCATTCAGGGTACTAGCAATCACGGAGGGCGGTACTGACCTTACTCGTAAAATACAGTGCATGGAATACTATCCAGAGGTATATACGAGTGATGATGGCACTGTACCAACTATCGACTATAAATCGGAAGTTGGGAGCGATATCGAGGATATCGGCCTTGTGAGTGACGTGTATGGCGCTAACGGCATTATGTACTCACGAATCGCCGTCCGTTGGCAACTGCCTCGTGATGGCAAGATAACCAACGTAGTAGTTAACTATCGGAACGCTAAAAGCGATACCTGGAAATATGTGGGGAACTTCCCCGCATCACCTAATAGCACGGAGATATCCGATGTACTATTAGGTGCTACTTACGAGGTTAAGGTGCAAGCGATTAACGATTTAGGGCAACTCACCACAGGGGTTACTAAGGAAATCGTGATTCCTAAGATGCAAGCGCCTGGCGATGTGCAGAACCTACATGTTATTAGTCGCTACAACCTAACAGCCGATAAGAGCGTGTACTATGACCTTCAAGTGATGTTCGAACCACCGGCTAATCCTGGCAACTTTGATAGCGCTGAGGTGTGGTACAAACTTAAATCTAAGAATGGCCAAGTTATCACCGGTCAAGATTGGCAGTATGCGGGAAGTAGTAACAGCCAGGTTATTATCAGGGCTTTGGGCCCTGGTGAAGAGTACGAGGTTAAGGCCGTGGCCGTGGATAGGTTTGGTAATCGTTCCGATACAGCCCAGGTAGTTGACGTCGTAGTCAAGGCGATGGACGAAGTACCGGACATGCCTAAGAACTTTACTGTATCATTCAAGGACCACGCCACCGCATCATGGAACGATGTATTGAACGCTGACGTGGACTACTACGAACTACGCACGGATAATGACCCAGGCAAGGATACCAACGCACTACTTGCGAAGGTGAAAGGTACCTCAGCTAATTTACCGCTTACGAAACGAAGCGGCACGGTGTACTTGTACGCACGAAGTACACTAGGCAAGTACTCAACACCGGCAACGTATTCGTATAACTTGCCACAGTTAGAGGCGCCTACGTTCGAGGTCAAAGACCAACTCGGAGGATTTAGCCTGTACTTTGGGGCGAAGCCTCCACAGGCTTACGTTATCCGTTGCCACGTTATTGGCGATGATCGTACAGACGATTTAGAGACAACGTCTAGCATGCTCACCTATTCCAATAAAGCAGGGGTATATCGTGTGCGGTGTGAATATGTCGACGTGTTCGGTAGCAGCTTAGTCGCTGAGAAGTCGGTCACTATTAAGGACAGAGTTGACAAGAGCCTACTTGATGCGGAAGCATTAGGGCTAAAAGCTATGGACGAATCAATCCAAGCGATGAGTTCTGAAGTTGGAACGATGAAAACCTCTGTTAACGGGTTTGAATCTAAATTAGTCCAACTTGATAAGGGCATTACCCAAAAGGTATCTGACCTTAATAAGAACCTATCTGGTCAAATTACTACGCTAGCCAATGGTATTGACCTTCAGGTAACACAGGCTATCGGTAATCTGAGTGGTAAGGATATTGTTAGCCGGATTAACTTATCCCCGGAGGGTACTCGAATCGAAGGCAAGCTATTACACGTAACAGGCCAAGCACTGTTCGATAATAACATCATCACGGAGGGTATGCTCCAAGCCGACTCGGTAAGCGCGGATAAGATACAAGCCCTATCCATTAGTAGTGATAAGTTACAAGCGGATAGTGTTACCGCTGATAAGTTAAAGGTGAATAGCTTAGATGCTATTACGGCAACGATTGGTACGCTCCGCACTAAAACGAGTGGCGCAAGAGTTGAGATATCGGATAACTTAATTCAAGTGTTTGATGATAACAATGTACTGAGAGTGAGGTTAGGACTATGGGGCGACTAATTAAATGGTTAAAAGAAAAGCTGACTTCGTTGTTTAGAAAGAAAGGTGATACTGTGCCAGCTGGAATACAAGTATTTGATGAACATGGTGAAACTGTAGCAGACCTATCTACAGGGCTTACCAAGATTATTTGGACTAAGGAACTGACAACTATTGAGCCTGAGTTCTCGGTCAAAGCCGACATATTTGAAGGGCAAAAGCTATTCGCACTTCGTGAATATTATGGTACCTGTGGCTCGAATGACTATGAAGGTGACTACGTAAGCTATATTAACGGCGATACAGTTACTTTCGTGCCAGGCAATAATGCCTATATCGGTAGACCTTGTCAAGTGAAGCTAATGATAGGAGTATGCGAATGAACATTTTAAAAGTAATCAATAATAAGAAAAACGTTTTACTCAGCGATAGCCAAACCTGTGCATTTCTTAAGCACAGGATAACGTTTAGCGGTACTGGTGACATCCCATATATTGGCTCGTGGGCTATACCTGATTGGAAATACCGAATTTCGCAGTATCAAACCCGGAATGTTAGAGCAAAGGGGACAATGTCCTCAACGGCCCTCATTACAATTCCAATCACACATAGGGACCCTGATGAGTATTATATTTACTCTGTGGCTTCTGCTTCGCCAATAGAAATGGTATCCACTGGCGAACGTATGTCAGTTGATACGGCTACTGGGTTAAAAAAACCCCTATTTATATGTCGGATTTATGTGCCATATACAACTGACATAGGGAGTATCTTACGAGGCCTTGAAATCTATGTGTATTCAAATAAGGTTTCAAAATCTGAAACGTACGGCATGGAAGTATTTGATGGAAAAGGCAAACCCGTTTTTAACAGCGCGAATTATTATATCCGCGCAAAAGATACATGCTTTAAACAATACAGGGAGGCAGATACTACCTCGGATAAGTTCAAGGAGTCTCATACCTATGAGGTTACTAAATTAGGGCTGACCGTAGTTAATGCGGTACCTGGTCAGTATGTGGGATTTGACGGAAATGTAGTGTATGCCTATCCGTCTGCAGCTTTGCCACCTAACTTTTTTAGGACAACAAAGTTTTCAAGAACACTCCAATATATCGTATCCGAATTAGACCAACATAAGCACTTCCCTGAATCCGTTGACCTAGCTGAAATCTAAGGAGGTCTATATGATTGAACAAGACATCACATTATACGCGGGGCAGGACTTCGGTATGACATACGTCGTACCACCTGGCTCCGATATGGACCTAAGCGAATACGAGGCCGTCTGCAAAATTCGTAAACGGCCCTATGATGATATGAAATTAGAGTTAACTCCTGTGGTACAGTCTAAACAGGTAGGGTTCTTCATTAGCGGAAAGGATTCCGCTAAGGCCCATTTAAAGGGTGGTGATTACCTGTACGATGCCTTTATCTTTAATGATCAGAAATGGATAAAGCTCGGACAGGGGACAGTCACCATCGTTCCAGATATTTCAATGCATAAATAAGGGGGCATACGACTATGGAAACAAATGAATTAATTTTAAAACTTGATAAGGAAACCACAATTCCACTTATCGAGGGGTTAGGTAAAAGCGCCTATGCTATTGCAGTGGCTCATGGGTTCAGAGGTACTGAACAGGAATGGCTTGACAGTTTAAAAGGGTTACAAGGTCCTCAAGGTCCTCAAGGTGAACCTGGACCGAAAGGCGACCCATTCCGATATGAGGATTTTACACCAGACCAATTAGAAACCTTAAAAGGCCCTAAAGGTGATAAGGGCGAGGATGGGCGAGACGGCGTAAGTGCTACAGCAGATAATGCTCATCAGCTATTGCTACAAGGTAACGTATGGTGCGAAAGTGCCAGCGTTGATGATGTACTCACCGCCTTAATCGGCAATATTGGTAAGCCATTCCCTCGGACTGAATTTAAGCCGTTGACTATTCCAAGCGTAATCAAAGGCCAACAGGGGGTATCTGTTACAGGTGAGCCTCATTACAGCGTTAAGGTAGTCGGTAGCGATACACCTTTCACGCTAGATAGTACTGGGGCTTGTACTGTAACAATTCCGCCATTAGGTGAAGATGATATTAAACTCACTTATCACAATTTCACAGGTGCGAAAGTAGCAGAATACAAAATTGCTGGCGTTCAAACTGGTGCAGTTGCTGATGAAGAATATACCGAAAATGGTATTGTGTACAAACGCTATGGCGATGTGTTGAAAATGAACATTACCAACAATACAGTAAATGGTAATTTCAAGGATAACCCTAAAAATTGGAAAGTTACGCAAAAGGTAATTTATGCAAATAGACCGTCAACGCTTAATTTAGGCGATAATTGGAACAGCTACGGCCCTTATTATATTGAAACGCCTGAAAATATAACATTTAAAGGATTTAACCTCAATATGCGACTAACCATAGGTACATCAACACAGGGTACAAAAACGATGGTCTTTGATAAGAATACCCTTGAGTGGGATGCGA